ACCGACACCATCGGCAGAATCGGCAGGTGTATTTCGGCACCGACTTCGTCGGCGTCGAGTTGAATTGACCACGTTTGACTGATCAGCTTGCGCCCGTTTAGGCGTTGCTCGAGGTACGCCGTAACCTCGAGAATGATTGCGGTCAACGGGGCATCGTCGTCGGTGACGCCCGACTGCATCGACAACCACGACCGCGCCTCGGCAAGTGTGATCGGTGCCTCGGCTGCGGCGACGGTTTGAGTCAGTTTCATTTCTTCCCCTTGCGGCTGCGCGGTTTGCGCACTGCCCTCGGGCGCACGGCAACCTCAACCTGCGGGGCGACGGCGGCCTCGACGACCGGTTGTGCGGGCGGGGCATACGTCGCCTTGCCCATTGAAATCAGGATGCGCGCCTCGCGTTTCGACACCTCGAGAACTTCGCCGACGGCGACGGGTCGCCCGCACGCTACGGTGTTTCGAATGATGATAATTTTCATGGGGTGACCCTTCGAATAAAACGGGGTGCCTAGGCGAACCCAGGCACCCCGCAGGGTTAACGTTCGGGGTTGGTTTACGCAGTCAAGGCGTCGAGCATTGCCGAGAATGCCTGCGGATAACGCACGCAAATGTCGCAACTCTGGAAAGCCTGAATCCGAACCTGACCGGTGGTGCTCAAAATATAGGGGTTGACCAAAATATCGAGGCCGCCCCAAAAACCGATAATCAGTTGTTCCCACACGCCGAAGAAAATCGCCGAACACTTCGCGGTGCTCGTTCCCTTGGTCAGCACGTCGGAAACCTGATTCGAAACGAATGCAGGATAACCGTTGAGCGGGCTGCCGCCACCATCCCACAGCATGAAACTGTCGGTGCTGGAGACTTTCGCGGTCTGCTTCATCTTGCCTCGGACCTTCGCCGAGGTGATGTATGCCATTGACCCGATGTCCGCGTTATCTTGCGCGATCTCGGTCTCGAGGTTGACAAGATGCGACCACGCGGGCGCAAGTCCGTTCGCGCCACCGGCGACCGAACCAATGCCGGAAGTCGCAGCGATGCCGGTCGGCTGATAGCTTGCGCCGGTGCCGTGCAGGGCGGCGAGGTCGATTGCGAGTGCAAGCGTTTTCGCGAGGTCGTTGCGAATGAGGTTGTCGGCGGCAGGGGTGCCCTGCTGCAACATCTTGCGGGAGATGTCCTCATAGGCGGCAACGGTTTTCGGCGACATGGTCACCTGCGTAAACGCAGAGGTTGACTCAGACGGCGCACCGTCCTCAGTGACCCAGTACGCAGTAACACCGGTGTCGGCCTTGGGCACTGCGAAGTCACCCACGAGGCCCGGAATCACGGTAGCACCGGCAGCCTGCACAACCATGCGGTTGCGCAAAAGGTCGATGAACGACTCGGGGTGCAGGTCGGTCGACACAAGCTGATCGCCTGTCGCGGTGCCGACGGTCAGGTCGCGCTTTTCAGTCAGTACGTCGTGCGGGATGGTGAAGGTGCCGCGACTTTCGTCGTTGCGCGCTGCCTCAGACGCTTCGCGCTCGAGACCGGCCTGCGACCAGTCACCGTCGACACTCGCACGCACGGCGCGCAGGATCGAATACTCGCGAACCTCGGCGGCACTCATGCCGATTGAGGGGTCGGCGTCGGGCGCGACCTCGGCGGGAGTGAACCCGCTATCGGCGGCGAGGGTGTCGATGCGCTCGATGCGGGCGCGCAGGTCGGCAGCCTCAGTTTTGAGGGCGGCGAACTCGGTGCCCTCGTCCTCGTTCAGATTGCGGTTGTCGGCCTCTGCCGCATCAGCAATCGCGGTCATGCGTTCGCGCACTTCACCGTGGCGAACTTTCAAGTCGTTGACGTTCATTGGGGTTTTCCTTGCCCGTTCGTCGGTCGTTGATAAATCAGGCGTTTGCCGCGTCGTCTTGCGCCTTCGCCCATACCGGCAAATGCTCGGCGGGTTCGGGGTCGCCCTCGGGTGCCGTATGGTCACCCTCGGTTTCGTTGTGATCGCGGTACACCTGTTCGACGCTTCTGGCGTCGACTTCGGTGTCAGGATAGGCGGGAAACGTAACGACCGAACAGTCGAACAGGTCGCAGTCGATCAGTCGTCGCACCTCGCCGTCGTCGTCGTCGTCGGCCCATTCCTCTTTTTGCGCGATGAACCCGAACGAACACTGCGACACGTCGCCGCGTTCAACGAGGGTCATCAGGTCGCGGGCCGCCGTAGTGTCGGGCGGGTCGATTTCCATGCGCAGCCCGTGGTCGTCCTCGGTCAGCGTCAGGGTGCCCGCAGTGGTGCGCCCAAGCACGAGGTTCGCGTCGTGGTTGATCAGGGCGCGCACGTCTTGGTTTTCCTCGATGGCACGAGTGAATGCACCGGGCGCGATTTCCTCGTGATACCAACCGAGGTCGGTGCGCGAGTTGAACACGGCAGCGTATCCGACAAACTTGGTCGGCTCGCCCGTGTCATCAGATTCGACCCGCAGTTCGATCGTTCGTCTTTCAATTTGCATCCTGTCACCCCCTCGTGATAATGCAGTCGCAACCGTCGTGCAGCGGCGGGTGCATAACGTCGTGTTGAATGTTCATGGTGTCGCCGTCCATGCCGGTAAGTTCGGTGCCCTTCGAAACAAACGATTCCTCGATGCCGACGACGCGCCCCTCGAGACCGTCGCACCAGGGGCAACTTTCACCCGACGTTTGCCACACGAGAGTGACAACCCCGGCACCGGCAAACATGGTCGCCGCGAATGCCCCACTAAACCGCGTTGCCTCGCGGCCCGCAACCTGCGCCGCCCGAGGGCGACTGCCGTTTGCGTCGCCCTGTTCCCACACCTCGAGGCGTGCGTCGATCAGGTCGGCAACGTTGTCGTCGGCACCGTCGATCAGGCGCGCAAGGTCGTCGTGTGCGCCTCGAGCGTGATAGGCGGCGAAGGTCACGACGTAGGCGTCGACCCAGGCGTGCAGGGCGTCGTTAAACGCCCATTCTGTTTCGGTCTCGGCGGCAAGTTCCGGCCCCAACGCCTCGGCAAGTGCGGCGATTGCGGGCCGCATTTGCCTCTGCGCGTATTCCGTATCGGAATAATATTCAGTCAACCACTCGGCGAACGAGTCCTGCGACCGCAGGGTGCGCTTGAGTGCGGCCTTAATTTGCTGCACATCGCGGCGCACAACGCGGGTCATTGCGTCGTCGAACACGCCAACGAATGATCGCTGAATGGTCATGCGCGAGGGCAACGACCGGTGCTCGACGGTGCGGTGTTCGGTACCGCAGCCGCAGTCGGCGCGGTCGTCGTCATCATCGTCGGGCTCGGGTTCGTCGTCGGCTGCCGGTGGGAACGGTACGAACGTTGGGCGCGGCACGCCCGCCTCGACGAAGTTTGAAGGCACGTAGAATTTCTGCCCCAGTCCGTCGGGCTGCGGGTTTTTGTTTTCCATCTCGAGGATTTGATCAGCGTTCAGGATGCCCCGATCCCACATTGCCGTATACGACGCGACCCTCGAGGCGAGGTCGCCGCGCATCAGCCCCGCAAGGTTGTGTTCGACGTACAACGTGCCCTGCTCGGCCTCGGTCAACAGACGCATGTTTAGCACCTGTTCCTGCCGTTCGCAGTGCGGCACGATGGTGTGCTTCGCGAAAAACAAGTCTTGCGATTCGATGTTCGAGAACGTGGCGCGCTCGAGGTCGGCAATCATATGCGGCGGCACCCGGAAGATTGCGCACACGTCGCTGCGTTTCAACTTAACCGTGTCGATGAACTGCGCATCGTCGGGTGATAGCGACAACTGTTGAAACTCGCTGCCCTCCTCCATGACCGCGATGCCGCCCGTATTGTCGCCGCCGTGGGCACGCGCCCAACCCCGCGCCATGCGGTCGGCGGTTTCGGTGTCGAGCTTGCCGGGGTGTTTGATGATGCCCGAAACCCACGCGTTATTATTGAAAAACTTGCCGCCGAACTTTTGCGCGGCGAGGTAGTGCCCAAAGGTTTCGCGGGCAACGCTCAACGGTGACCAACCCTCGAGGCCGTTAGGTCCGAACCCCTTGAAGTGCAGCATGTCGATTGCCGGAACGGTCAGTGACCGGCCCGTCGGCGGTTTGTAGTGGTACGCGAGCATGCCGCTGCGTTGATCGCGCCTGATCTCGATGTGATCGGGGTGCAGCGGCCAAATGCCGACCGGCCTGCCGCCCTCGCGCTGAATGCGGTTGTATGCGTTGCCCCGCATGCACAGGTGCGTCATGCGCAGTTCGCGCAGTTCAAAGGCGGTCATGTCGGGGTTCGGTGCGACCTCGAGCAACCGCACGATCGGGTGATCGTGCACGCGCTCGCGGCCTGCGCCGTCGGGCAGCCTGCGGTAGAGGTTCAAGGGCAACGACGCG